GGGCTTCAATGCGAGGCTCCACAACAACGATAGTGTGGCGCATGATTGGCTCTTCACGATAGATGGGAATATCGTAGGCTGGAAGGTTTCCAGTAATTGCGGCGACTGCCGCGAGGTATGACATGGTGTGGTGGTTCATATTAAGCTGCGATTAGATTGTAGTCTGCTGGGTTTTGGTCTGCGTTGATTTCCTCAAGCTCGCCCTTTGCAAGCTGGAGGTGAGTTAGTAATGCACGAGCATGGTGGCGATTGATGACAATAGAATGCTGATTGTCCCGAAGTGCTTTCCGTACCAAGTCATTCAACTGGTACTCCACTTCATTGATTGCGATGTTGATGTTTTTCATGTTTGTGATGCGGCTGGTTGATCCGCTTGAGAACATTCAATCAGCTTTTGGATTTCGATCAAGAATTATTTTCAATTATTTTTATGGCTGTTAGACCCGCATAAACACTAGCGCAAAAGAAAACCCCCATCTGGTACATGACAACCAGATAGGGGCTTCTTGGCGGGGGGAAGTCTTTTTAGAAAGGAATATCCTCGTCGTTCTGGACAGGAGCCTTGTAGCTATTCTGCTTGGGCTTGAAGCCTTCGCCCTTCTTGAATGGCTCCTTCACGCTAAGAGAAAGAAAGACATCGTTGTTCTTGGAAGTCTTCTCCCAGATGGATACCTCGTAATCCTTACCTTCCACATTGAGGGGGCCGCTCCACTTTGGAGCCTTGGGGTTTACATTTTCCTTGAGGAATGCTGCCCCGCGATTTGTGTTGTCGTAGTCTGCCATATGTTTTTTTGTTTTGGTTTACCGCTCATCAAATCGGAGGAATTCCGATCTGAAAGTCAAAGGAATACTAGCGCGAGGACAGGCTCTTGCAAGCTTTATATTCAAGAACCAATCCCTGTGTTCCTTTTCATCCTGAGAGATCGTTAGAAAAAGGTCGCAGTCGTGCTCGATTGCCCTTGACTCGCGTGAAGCACCATCAGCATTAAGTTGAGTGAGTGCCAGAATAACGATGCCGCATTCCTTTGCGAGCGTTTTAAGCGTCCTAGAAGCCTCTGCAACCTGTCTTTCCCTGCTGTCCTTGGTGTTGGTAGGCTCAAGCAATTGGATGTAGTCCACGACCACCAGCTTGACTTTATGAACTGCAACCATTCGTCTTACGGCGGCTCGCAACTGAAGGCAGTTGAGACTGCTCTCATCGCGAATCCAGATCGGCAGCTTGGAAATCTGCATGACTCCCTGACGGATCTTATCCATCAATCCCTTGTCTGTATCTCCAGCCTTTGACAGCAACGAAAGATCAGCACCTGACTTGGAAGCGATAAGACGATCCATGAGTTCCCCCTTGCTCATCTCTAGTGATATGATGCCAACTGGATTGTTGCCAATGTCGGCAGTCCTCATCGCCATGTTGAGAGCCATCGCTGTCTTGCCTCCCTTGGTTGGCGCACCGATCACGATTAGCTGTCCATTGCGGAAGCCTCCAGTCATTGCGTCGAGAGGAGCGAATCCGCTAGTGATGCCAATAAGCTTCCCACGATTCTTGACCATCTCATCGTATTCATTAAGACGCTCCATAGCCACTTCTTTGACACTCTCAATTCTGGATGTTGTCTCTGCATCTGCTGCTACTGCCACAAGAGCCTTCTGGACGATCTCGCTGAGTTCACCCGCTGATGCAGGGTCATTCGCGCTGGCAATGATTCTCTCTGCTGCTGCTATTGCAAGACGAGATGTGTGCTTGTGCTTTAGGATCTCCATGTATTCCTGCCAGTTGGAAGGAACCGATGGAGAGATGAAGCATTCCGATAAATAAGCCGCCCCGCCAGACATCTCTAGCGTTCCAGCGTTTGCCATGTGATCAGTAACTGTTACGAGATCACATCCGTTACCTTCCTTCCAAAGCTCTATGGCTGAAGAAAAGATCCTCTTGTGTGCAGGATGGAAGAAAAGCTTTTCGCTTATGCTGTCAGCGGCTTCATTGATAATGCTTGGCCTTTGAAGCATTGCTGAAATGAATGCCTTCTCTGCGTCTAGTGATGTTGGTAGTGTCATGTGTTTAAAAAGTAGTCTTGAAGTTCTTTATATGTTTTTTTCCCGCAGTTTTTGGTTACTTTTACATTAATCTCTTGTTTTAATATTTTTGATTGCATTTCCTTTTCATTTTTTGCTCCGCAGTTAAATACCACCTGACAAGCCCTACAAGACATTGGCAATTTCGATGCCCAAGACTTTCTCCACTTCATTATGTATTTTCTGAATTCAAGGAGTCGTTTATGTATTTCTTGGTCACTTAGCATAAGCCATTCCTCTTCGTATCTATGGAACATCATGTTACTTGGTTTTCTTGATCTTCTTGGGCTTCTCTTCCTTCAATGCCCACCAGACTTTAACTTGCTGTTGGAATGTGTTCCAGTAATTAGAAAGGTCATCTTTCCAAACCACCTCGAAATCACCCTCCTCCTGCTTGCCAATACGGACGATGGCATGGCTCTTAATATGACGGGCTGGCTGTTGCGGCGAGGCAACCCTGTCTTCATGGAAGTTCCAGAGTTGAGCGTATCCAGCGCATTGCCTCCAGTAAGGCTCACTGATCTTCTTGGATGTCTTGAAGTCAATCAGCACAAATCCATTCAATGCCTTGCTCCATGCGATAAGGTCAATCGTTCCACCATAACGCAATTCGTGATGGACAAGCTGAATCTCTGTTACTTGCTTGATAAGGTTCTGCTGATCCCACCAATCAACGAACTTGGTGTAGCACACAATAGCCTTCTCAATGTCAGCCGTGGAGTAATCGTCAAGGTCGCATACAAATCCATTCAAGAAGGCTTCTATCATAAAGTGAGCCAGCGTTCCCACATCGCAAGCCTCTTGGCTTACTTTCCTGTAATCTTTTCCTTTTTTGCCCAAATCCCACGCCCAGTAAATTAAACCTCCAGCATCCTCTCCAATCTTAGAGATTGTAGATCCTCCTGCAACTTGAGTCCCATCTTGTAAAAAATACTTCTGATGTGGCTGATCTCTAACTAGCTTTACTTTTTCCATGTTTTTTTTGTTTTGGTTGTTCTGAATCCACGACGATTCATTTCTTGAATCATCTGTTCATCAGAAAAATTTTCAATTCTTTTTAAGGAGCGATTGTTGACTTGTTGCTTTGATGTTGCCCATTGCACATTGTCTGGTTGATACCCCTTATTGTTGTCAATTCTATCAAGGGAGTGCATGGGACTTGGTTTAAATCCAACGCAATCTATAAATCTCAAAAACCCTCCCTCGCCAATCCATCCACGACAAACCTTGATGCCCCTGTCGTAGTAATCCTTTTTTTGTTTGCTTGAAATACTGCACCTAGACTGCATTGCCTGCCATGCCCTATATTCTGATGAATTGCTCAATCCATGAGTTGCCCTAGCTTTTAATGTTTCTAGTTTTAAGCATCCGCAACTCTTTGTTGAATTTCGTCTCAATAGACGAGTGCTGGCAATTTTTGTATTTCCGCAAGAGCAAATACATACCCACTCAGTTTGGTGTGAAGTTCCAACTAATGCTTTCCGTAAAACATGAAGCCTCCCAAATTGCTTTCCAGATAAATCTACTGCTTTCATATGCGTACATTAAGTCATCTACTGAATTGATGTCAATATCTAAATGTACCAACAATTTGTTTTTTCCATAGTTTCGTCTTGTTATTCTGACTTTTTAAATCTTTGTTTGCAAACACGCAATTGTTCCAAGCTTTTAATTTGCATGGATGATTGTGATCCAACGAGCCACCAAGTAATCGCTTCATGCCCTTTCTTTTTTCTGGGTAGCTTATGCGAAAAACCTAGAACCTCCCATTCTCCAAAAACCTCCCCTATTCTGTTTTTGGTTTGATTGTGTTTATTTCCATCCGTTACTGGTGGGATCTTGTTGATGAGGTGGGTGTAAACAGACTCTTGGGTTTCCATGCCCTACCGATAGTCAGGCTCCAATTCATTGTCCATAATAAAATCATCCCAATCGCCAGAATTTTGTGATTGACTTCCAGTTGCATCTCCCAATCCGTTTTGCGTCACAAATAGTTCAGCGAGCAACGCAAGGGCATCTGCCCTATCTGGAGAGCTTCCCTTCGTCCTCTTCTTGAGATCCTTCTTGCTCTCCAAAAGCGTTCTCTCGTTCCTCAAAGAATAAATGCGAGCGCATAACTCTCTGGAGGTCTGATCGTCCAAACCTCTCATTCTGCCACTCATAATGATCACTTTGATCTGTCCCCAAAGCTGCGTCACTCGGTTGGCATAGACTTGCTTTGCGGGACGATTATCTTCCACGCTTATCGGGGAGTCTGTGGCTGCACCACCAAACGAGACTCGCACGAATCCAGAATGCCACCGCTGAGAAATGATGTCGGCAATGCCAGCACCAGCACCAGTTGAATCAAGAGCAAAGTCTTCTGGCTCTACGCCATTCTTTTTAAGCTGCTCAATCGTCTGATCTGCCACTTGGTAGAATAGCGGGTAGTTCGGATCATCCATGAGTTGCAACTTAACGACCTCAGTCAAGTTAATGGTCAAGTTGCCATCAGTTGCCTTGCCTACCTTGGCGAATCGCAGGATGCAATCATCACCCTCCGTAGTGAATGCAGGGTCGAGAGCGGCAAGTGTCTTGATATTGCCACCCGCCCATACCACCTTCTCCCTAGCCTTGCCTTCCGTAATCATGGCTGAGTCCACCATTGTATTACGAGAACCACTTTTGCTCCACATCCCCCTACAATAGCTATTCCACTCCAAGCTGCCCTCTCCAAAGTTCTTGCGGATAGTGTCAACATTGTCCTGCCCGAATAGGTAGGGGTAGATAAGCCGACCAGCTTTGATGTTCGGGGACTTAAGGCCATCGAATCTCACGCATATTCCCGACTTGGTTTCCCAATGCTCATCGTTATCTCCGATGCTACCCCACCCCATGTTTGGCTCGCAGAATAGTCCATGAGGATCAAATAAGCTGGAAGCGTTGGCAATGGCGATGAAGTGATAAAAGTCAGTACCAACTTGCAAGTTGGCACGAGCGGAGAAGATAGCTGGATTCGTCTGTGCGGCCTCGTCAGCCATCACGCACATCCTTGGTAGGTGAACACCTTGCAACTTACCTACGGCTTGCTCTACAGCCCCAGAATCGACGGCAAGGGCTATAATAGCCGACCTATCATCACCTCTGGTAAATTGGATCTTGGTTTGTGAATCCACTACATTAAGACCAAAGAGAGGAACGCAAGGACGGATGAACTTCATCATCTCTGCCCAGATACGACCGCGAAGAGAAGGGACAGTCGTACTCGTTAAAGCCACACGAGTTCCCATGGGTTTTGCCAGATACTCTACCAGAGACAGGAGCGTAAAGGTGAAGGTCTTGCCAGCCGCCGCACATCCAGTAACTCCGATCTCGTCGTAGTGCGTCCACGCCCATAACGCCAACTCGTTCCAATCGTTCCAGCTTTTCATCACATCGGGCCAAAGCATATGAATGCAATGCTTGATATGCTGCCCCCTGCTTATCCCTGTAATGCGAGAAGGATCTTTATCCGCAACCATCAATAGCTCTATCTCAAGCTGAGTGATGTTGGGAAACTTGGTAAAGTCTAGTCCGTAAGTCTGTAATGCCATGTTAAAAAGAAACCCCTCCCAGATCCGCAAACACGGCAGAGAGGGGCTTCAATTTTAAATTAACTGAATTAGTATCCTCGCAGTTGAGAGCGGATGCTGTCAAGAGCCGATTTAGGTTTACCAATCACATCGTCATCCAAATCACTAGAGGAGCCTTTGCTGATGCGAGGCTGAACCGCCGCATCTTCTTTAGCCCTGCTCTTATACTTGGCAAGCTCTGCTTTGAGCTTATCGTTTTCAGCTACTGCCTCACGAGCGATAACGGCAAGGAATGGAGCAACAGTCATCTCGTTGCTTGTGGCATTGCCATGAATAATTGCTCGAGCCGCTTCAATCCTCTGAGTCACCAGCTTGTCATTATCGTCATCTCCTGTCATACGGAAGAAGTCGCTTTTCTTGGCAAGATGATTAGTCATCCGATCAAAGTTCGTATTAACTTCCTCTACGATCTTTAGGCTGTGCTGCTGCTCCGCTTGGTCAATCTCCGTAGCCGTGGCGCGATAGTTCTCTAGCGCACCCTCCAATGCTCCACGCTTGCCTTCTGCGTCATTAACGAGAGACAAGAACTGACCAGCCGCCGCGCCCCCTCCGAAGGATTCGTCAATAAACTCAATGCGCTCGCGACCCTTAAGAGACAGAGCCTTCTCTGCAATCGTTGCATCATCAGCAAACTCCTCAGCAAATGCTTTTGCAGCATCAACGGAAGAAGCAAATGGAGCCTCGTACTTGTCCTTAAACTTAGGGGAACGCTCAAAGGCTGTGCGCTCAAGCTCTCCCTCTAGCTTCTCAAGCTTCTCGCGGTAGCTGGAAACCTCCGTGTCCTTGGCCTTGAGGGATTCCTCGTAAGCCTCTGCCTTCTTGCGAAGCTCCGCGATGTTGTCCTCCTTGCTCTTTTTGGTCTTGGTTTCAACAATGGGGCTAGGCTCCTTGGTAAGATCAAGATCAGACACATCAAAGCTATTGTCATTGACCTCAATAGCCTCCTCCTTAACGACCACCTTGGTTTTCTTGGAATTCTTGGTTGGCTCATCGGTTGTGCCTCCGTCCATCTGTTTAAGGTAATCATTAGCGTCTTGTTCAGCCACATAGTCCATGTCCGTAGGAGCCATGCTGTCTGGAAGATCCTCTAGGGACTTGAGGTCAATCTTCTTGATGTCAGGCTTACTGTTAAGCTGACGAGAGATTTGTGTTTCCCATGACTCGTTGTTAGGTGGCGGGGTGGTAGCAATAACGGAATCTGCCGCTTGCGTTTGACTTGGTGTGTTGTTTGGTGTGTCTGACATAAATTAAAGATTGTTGGTATAGCTAGGTTGAACCTCTTCAAATTCCTCTGGAACTATGGATAGGTTATGAAGGTCTGTAATGATAGACGCTCGTCCTGCATCAAATCCAAAAAGGACTGATGCGTTCGCTGCAACTTTGGTTAAAGCACTTGTGTTACCAAGCGTCTTGGCGGCAGTTAAGCCGTCTGTTAATTCAAGTGCAGCCTTTAGAACTGGCAGTTGAAGGATCTTCTTTAGCTCCACAGCAAGGGTAACATCAGCCCTCCACTCTTCAAAATTCATATTAAAATTGTATTTCTTTTGCTTGATCGTCTCGTATCGAATGTATGAGATTTTTTAGGGTTAGTGCTAACTCGGATTCTTGTCCGTGGAATGTGCGAAAATATATGTATCGCTCGTAGATGAGAGAAACAATCTGTTCCCTCATTTCTTCTCTGCCCGACTCAAACGGGTTTGATGTCATTTGTTTTTTGGTTTTGGTTTACTTACACTTCCAAGCTCGCAACGATTTGTTGATCCTGCTGTCGGGATCACGCTTCTTTGCTGGGCTTGTGAGTTTTGCTTTCATTCCTTTCATTCTGGCGCAAAAGGATTTCTTCCTTGCGGCATCCTTATCTGTTTTTGGGCTAGGTGCTGGTGGCTTTAGGTTGCCTCCAGTGGCCTTGTTGTAGGAAGCTCTTCCCTTGGCGTTAAGACCGCCTTTAGGGTTCTTCCCCTCCTTGCGTGTCCAAGCCTCGCTCATTTCTTCTTAGCGGTTTTCTTGGAATCGCGAAAAGCCTTGGCGGTTGGTGCGCCTTTGCTTCCCACCTTACGCATCTTCTCTCCAGATCCTTTCTTAATGCGCTCCTGTTTGGCATTAACATTTGCGTACAATCCTTTTTTCATTTTAGTGATTATTGGTTTTGGTTGCCGCCGTATTGCTGGGCGATCTTCAGCTTGTCAATCATCAGCCTCTGCGCCGTTTTGCGGTCTTGCAACTGCATCTGGTGTTGGGCTTTTGCTTGCTTGATCTGAGCGTCATTCTGGAACTTCAAGCGGTCAAGCTCTATTTTATTCATAGCAATCATCTGCTGTGGATCTTGCTGTCCACCCTGCTGCTCCATAGCCTGTTGCTGGGCTTCCATCTCCTTCTGTTGTAGGTCTTCAGCCATACGCGCAAGCTGGTCGGCAATCTTCATAAGCTCGCTCGTCTGCTCGTTCATATTGTTGAACTGGTCTTGACGAGTTGGATCTGTCTCCAAGAACTGAAGATGACCAAGCAAGTGAGGCAGCAATGCTTGCATAGACTGATTGGCCTGTCGTGGATCTATCTGCTGATCCTGCACCGCTTGCACAACCCCTCCACCAAACTGAAGATGAACAGCAAGGTGAGTAGCGTGATTCTGATCTGGATCAATGAGAACTTGGCCTCCCGATTGGAGTGCATTATTCTCAAGAGATGCAATGGATAGGTCGTTGCCATCTGGTTTTGTCTCCTCTGGAATTCCGAAAGTCTCAACCCCCGTCTGTCCCGCGATTGCCGCTATGTTGGCATTAATTACTCGTTTCCGATTGGACTCTGGGAGTTGAGGAAGATACTGGCCGATAAGCCCCATCGCTTGCATACGAGCGGCAGATGAACCCTGACCAATGGATCGGGTTGCCTTAATGGTGTCGATGTCGAGCAATGCACCCGCTGGAACTCCGCGATCCATACAAGCCTTCTGGAAGCGTAATGCTTCCGCTCCACCATGATCCTCTTCAATAAGGTTAGGATTAGCTGCCCTGCGATAGACTTCTGCGTAATGAACATCAAGAGCCTGTAGATAGATTTCTGCACGAGTATTGGTAAGGCGAGACTTCTCTCCAATCTCCATCTCAATTTCCCTGCTGCCCTTCTTTCCTCCACCACCAGATACGGAAGGCATGAAGCTACCAATGTCATCGGACTCCTGTGAGTTAAAGAACTGAGCAACTTGCATGGATGCAGCAAGGTTGGTCGAAACATTCTGCTGAACAAGCTCAAGGCCGACAGGAAGAATCCTCCAAGGGCCAATCTGAACGCTCTTCATCTTCTCTGCGTCTGCTGCGGAGTTAGCGCGGAACATTGTGGTTCCACCGATGATCGCATTCTCCATGAGGGAGTTATTCATGCGATTCATGGCCTCGGCATACTTATACACCTTCTGGCCCATGCCCCTCACGCCATGATAGAATCCGTTACCTACTCCGTTAAGGAAGACAGTAAATGCGTTGGAGAAATCTTGATACCTTCCAACCTTCTTGCAAAGGAACTCTGTACTGTTGAGCCGATCAAAGATGTAGTGAGAGATGCGACCATCGTATTCACGCACATAGAAGTGAGCGATCTTAATGACCTTGCTCTTGGCGTAGGAATAATAGAGTCCATTGTTCTTAAGCTCTTTCTGATACCACTCCCAAGGACGGCGTTGATCCTGTTCGTCAATACGAGCCTGCATGATTGCCTTGCGAACTTCCTCGACATCCCATCCTCCACGCTCTGCCGCTTCTTTATTCTCAATGTAGGAATACAACTCCTCGCAGTACATCTCATCAAGGACATAGCAGAACTCCCAATTGTTCCAATCAACCTTTGCTCCCTTTGGAACAACCAAAGCCCAAGGCTCAATAGCCTTTGCTCGCCAATCAGTCTGGTCAGGGAAATACATACAAGCCTGTCCGTGAATGACTAGCTGCTTATGACATACTTGGTGCTGCGCTAGGAAGTTTGGATTAGAAGAAGCAAGAAGCCTGTGGAACTCTTCTGTAATAATACGGCTCCACTCCTCTCGCTTGCCCATGTCCTTGCCGTACTTGGTCTTACAAGTAGCATACGAACCAACGGATGTGAGGATGTCAAAATAAGGAATTACTGCTGCCTCAACCTTGGCTTCTGCATGCCCCCAATTGACATTAATACGATCTGCCTGACCAAGCTCACGAAGCTGTTGCTCGTTAAATGGGGGGTTGCCGTCAATGATTCCTTGAATCTGACTGCGGCGATACGATGCGATTTGATCGTCTTCAATAAGGGTGTAAAGCATTGCGCGGGATGATCCAGCGTCCTCCACCCTTGTTTTAGGTGGCTTCTCACCTACTTGAAGGTCTTTCAATCCGTATGTAATCATATTTTAAGTGCTGCCGATGCTTGTGTTAAATCTTCAGTTTTTAACCAGCACCAGTCTGGTCGAGCCTCCGTTGTCTCTGGTTTCTCTCCAGATAGCAACACTTTTCTTTGTACATGGACAATTGCTTCATTGCGACATCCACATACTCCGCAAGTGTAAAGGCTTGCATCTGAAGGAGTTGTCCTAGCACCCCTCACTTTAGCGACCAATCCTGTAATGGTTTGCATTGCAGAGCAACCAGCACAGAAGTTAGTTGTCATATTATTGTAGCAACGAGAACATATTTCAGCTCTGCGGTTAGCTTCATTTTGATCGACAAAAACCTCTTTGCCTTTCGCTCCGTCGATTGCCATTGTTGCAAGAGCCGTAATACCTTTAATGATTCCCTCCGCTGATAGTATTGGCCTAACACCCTTGGCTGGAGTTCCGTCAGTATATTCGCACCATCCATGCGGAAGTTGCCTACATAGCTGATCCTCAACCCTCTCCTTCCAATCTGTAGGAAGCGGTATGGAATTATCTATATAATGCGCTTTAACTCTGGACAGCAATCCCTCCCAACTTAATTCGCCTTCGATCTTCATTCCTGTTTCTGGAACAGTAAATCGAAAGCGGTTAGGGGGAACGCTATCAGTTTTCTTGAATCTCTGTCTGATCATCTTTGGAGAGTAGTTGCTTGAAGCATTCTAATCCAGCGTAATAACCACCAAGGAAAGCGTTTCTAGCATAGTCTTGATGACCTTGTGCAGAGCCGTGATCCTTGGAATAAGTCCTTACTCCAATGGTGTTATACCAATCGTTAAAGTTTTCTTCTAATGTTTTCATTTGTGTTTTGATATTGTTAGGCGAGAAAGACTTTGAACTTAATGATTATCTCTCCCATGATCCCTGCTGCGTCATCGACTGACTCTTCAGAGAGGTCGGGAAACCTAGCGTGAAGCGTCTCGTGGCAAATGACATCCTCAAGAGAGCGAGTGGATTGCGGATTGATAAAAATGGTTCTGGTTTCGTAAACACATAGTCCATCATTTTTTTTGCCACCTGTGGTTCCAGTGTTTCCATATCCATATTTCCAATTGTGTCCATTGATAGCAATGACTCCAATCTTCTTGAATTTCATCGGCGTATAGAGGCCATGATATAGATAAGGACTGACGCACACACTACGCCAACAATGGTTTGCTGTAGTATAGTCATTTCGTTAGCTCCGTTATTTCACGCTGGATAAACCACAAAGCCTTCCGTAAGTCTTGAAGTTCAGTCTCTGGCCCTCCCTTCTTCCCTGCACGATAGATGTACTTAATCGCCGCTCCGCGAGGGAATGTGAGATGCCCGATCATGTCAATAAGCTCAACCCCCTTTGGATTGTCCGTATAGTGACTAGGATGTATGACTGGATCGTTCATCGTTTTGCAAGGATCATATTGGTGCGCTCAACCTTGTAGCGTCCCTTCTCATCCTTAGTTGTACGATGGACGATGTTTCCATCAACCATGTCATTAAGAACTCGCTGCAACATAATCATGTGCGACTTGATGGCGGGATCGTATGGCCCTGCAAGCCAAGCAAACCCACGCTCAATGTAGTAATCTTTTTCTAGGATGTGCTGTTTCATTTAATAATTTTGTAATGGGCGATTGGATGTACGCCGTTGGACTGTTTAATTTTGAAGGATCGCTTCTCTGCTTTACCGCATTCAATTAGATTCTTGATGATCTTGTTTGTTTGCGATGTACCTAGATTTATCTCTTTTCCTATCTGCTGTCGAGTTTTGAATTCCTTTGGAACAATATCTTCGTTTTTGCTTGACGCTTCCATTATTGCCATTGCCCATTCATTCGCGCTCATAGTGGCAACCTCCATTCGTGATTAAACTCTCCGCGAGTGATAAGCCATACTGCGCTATCCTTTGGCCCAATCTCTCCATAAACTAATCCTTGTCGCCATCCGAGGGTTGCCCTGCGGCATTTCGCATAATCCATTTCACCTCGCTTCGTAAGCGTACCCACGCAATATCCTGTGCTTTCTTTGATCGTGCGTCCCTCTCCCATTTGCGAGCGATGAGTGTGCCCAAATATGACCTTGCCACCATAGATTTCAGCCATGTCGCGAGCCGAGTTTTCATTGTAGATAGTTCCATGAGTGAAGGTCACATCACCAACTACATACTTCTGGAACACGCCGTCATATGGAATGCGGCGGCAACCAATCTCGACGAAAGATCGGTCAATGTAATCAGTAGCTTGTTGAGCGGCGTAGGAGATAAGTGCGTTACGATGATTAAGCAATCGGGGTATGCGATCCTCGTGGTTTCCATCCAACACATGAGTTGGTCGTAGCTGTCGCAAGAACCATATTCCTCCATCAATGTCTGGAGCAACTGGCTCTGACTCATCGGAACTTCCAACTGCACCAGAGCGGAAAGCCGTGGTATCGCACCAGTCACCGAGATGTACCATGATGGAAGGATTCCATCTGTCTCGCATAGTGAGGACAGCTTCGATTGCGCTTGGGTCAGCATACTTGCCATGTGAGCAAGAGACGGCCATGAATTTTTCATATTTAGTAGCAATATGGGGGGCTTTCGCCCCCCTTGCTTTTAGCTTACGCTTTGTCACTTGGGGTAATGGTCACAAGCTCAAACTTGCTTGGATCTTTCTTTGATGGAGCAACGCCCACATCAACAATGACTCCCTCCTTGCCGAACTCCGTAGCGGCATCATACAACTTTTCATCAAAGGTCATCGCTTCGATCACCTTGCCGTTGTCGTTAAACTCAACGCAATAAAGCGTCCAAGTCTTCGTGCTGCCATCCTTGCTCTTTGCTGCAACCTTCGTGTTGGTTGGCAATACGCCCCTCCACATTCCAGTTACTGATGCTGCTGGTCGAACAAGTGGATTCTTGTCCATAACCTTCGCGATTGCTGGACGAGCCTCTTCCTTCTTGTGAAGGCCACTCGACACATTGCCATCATCGTCATCCTCACTAGCAACTCCCAGCACCGCTGCAAGAGAGTAGCGACGAGCGTATGTGATCGCTCCACCAACTCCCTGTGGCGATTGATCCTTGAGGGGGAGGAGCAATGTAGTAGTAGTGGAATGACCGCCCTTGTGGATGATCGTGGTTTCAACGCCAGCCGTCCCTTCCATGAACAATGGTGTCTGGCTGATAGCAAGACCATGCTTGAGGAGGATTGGGCGAGTGGCATCAATGATTGCATCCAATGGGGCGTACTTCGACTTGAAGTATGGGTTGGCTGCGGTTTTGGGAACATTGGAGAGTTCCCCGATAGCAGCAACGAGTGCTGCTGCGTATTCCTGCTGTGGTGTGTTTTCCGTTTTCATGTTGTTTTGGTTTGGTTAGAGCTTATCCCCTCTCGTCAATCTGGATTGCAGAATCGTCAATGAAGGCGATGGCTTCATCCAGAGTTGAGCGAAGTTCTTCAAGGGATGCAAGAAGAAATTCAATTTTTTCTTGTGGGGTCATTTGTTGCTGCTCGCTCATTAGAACAAGCGGATGATTGTGGTCGCGAGAAGGCCGACTCCGATTAGGAGGGAAGCACAAGCAATGCCGCCAATAATATTGATGGTCATTGTGATCCGATCATTAAGGAGATCGGAAAGCTCGTAAAGCTCCATTGTGGATTTGGTCAATCCATCAAGACGGAGTTGAAATAGCTCCTCATTGGTGAGAGGTGGCATTAGGCTCTTCTTGGATGGTGTCTTTTTGGTGGTTTTGGTTTTTGGTGTTGTCATAACGATTTGTGTTTTATGTGATGCCATTACGGATGTCGAGAATTATTTTGATAAATCTTTTATGGTGGCGATAGTCCGAAGATTATTGTGGGGAACCATCCAACAAGGTCTCTGGTTTTCCTTGTTAATAAACCACTTGTCTTGCCTTGTTTCATGTCCGTAAAGCCACCCTATGATTCTAGCTCCATTTCCATTGGTCATTACCTTGACATACTTCCTGTCTGGAGCGTCATCATCGCGGGTGATGAGTGAGGTGTGCTTGTCTGATGCCCTGACTTCAACATCCTCAAAGCAATCTGGGATTCCATGAAAAGTGTTTATCTGGGGAACAAAGAACCTATCCATCCATTTTGCGAATGCAATTTCTCCTATAGCCCCAATGGTGGCGTGATGAAGCCGACCTAGACGATCCCTCTTCATGGTGTAGGTATGGTTCCTCTTGTCCAGTTCACTTGCCGTGATTTGAAGGAGAGCGCAGTTTACGGCATGGTGGAATTCCGTTGGAGTGAGAACGACTACAGCGGTGTCTTCTATCTTGATGCCTTGGTTGGTCATTGAAGTAGAATTATTGCTCCAAACCAAAAAGCCAATAAAATCTTTTTTTATTTTAATGCTTGACTTTACCCTACCCACTCACGCTACCCTGCCGACAGGCCCGACATTTCAGAGCCTGTTGTTGAAGATCAAGACAAGTTGCAAACCTTCCTCAAGTCTTTTGTACGATTCAACCATCCCTTCAAAAAAACCTTACTGGCTGGTCGATGAATGACTAGCCTTTTGTAGAATCCTTCCTGCTCATCAATAAACTTAGATGGATTATTTCCAGAGATTTTCAATATTTTGCTTGCTCTCGACAGACCACAATTTACACAACAATTAAAGAAAATGAAATTTAGAGGCCAAGCCATTTCGTCGCAAGCGTACTTCACCCAATACTCATTCCAATAGATTTCGGTAGCTTCATCTGCCGTGAGAAGTGGTATATCGACATTTGGGTGTGACTTGGCATCAATCCCGTACTTCGTTCCAACCATTCTTCCATCCCTATAATTGCCGCGATCATCTTTGTGCAAACAAAGCTTTGTTCCCTCCCACTTGAACAACCAAGGAATAATGGTGTCCTTAAACAACTTCGTCATCAAAGTTCTTTGGTTTTTGAATATATTCAGTAATTTCTTCCTTGATGCGTTGAACGGAAGAAGACACATCTTGAATCTGGCTAGTTCCAACTTTCCAGTCATATACGAGTTTTCCAGTAACCATAAAAATGACTATGGCTCCAGTGATGTAAAGGGTGTTGGTCGTAATTGATACAAATCCAGCCAACGCTTCTGGAGGAAGGGAATAAAGATGAGCCACCGACCAACGCCAACTAATTTGAATTAAAGCGATTCCGACCAAGCTAATTACCAGCCTTTGAGAGACTACTGGCTTTAAAGGAAAAATCGCCATGATGTCTTTAGTCCTATGTAGGCAGCAACGGCTAGAATGCTCGCCAGTGCCAAAGCCCTCCACCACCAAAGCTTCTTCAGAGCGTCAGAGTGCTTGTTGTTCCAATAGACGGCATCGTCCTGAGCCTTCATAAGAACCACAGACTGATCATCCACTTGCTTCTGATAGGCATCAATCGCATCAGAAAGCTCTTTAACGGCTAATTGTCCCTCTGGACGCACATACTGACGCACTTTCTCTACGCTTGTTTTAACGGCCACTACGGATGGGGCTGAGTAGGAAGCCTTGTCGTTGTGAGCGCATCCAATAAGAAAGATGGATGCCAATACAATAAGAATCTTATTCATGTTATCGTTGCTCAAGCCAGTTTAATGACGCGACAGCCTTTTTGTTAGCTCCTGCGCTTGCCATAGCAATCGTTATGGTGTCGCTGACAGTTCCCATTGAGCTTCTTCCAAGCTGATAAGTAGCCATATCGTAAAAAGTTTGGTTTCCTGCGCTCAACCTTGGGATAAACCCAGCATCAAAAGCCTCACCACCAGAAATCGCTGTGCTTGAAACATCGTACTGAGACAAGGCATTTGTATTTGGGTGATCTACCCAGCTTGCTCCCGTCAGTGCCGCATTTTTAATGATCTTGTAAAACACATCCACATTGTCAATACTGCCAATCTGGAACGAATGAGGAATTACTACCCCGCCCAGCGCAGTAGATTTCAGCCTAATAGAAAGAATTGGAGTGAAGGTATTAGCCGATCCCATGTCTGTTCCAGTAATGGCATTGGAAATATTCACTGGCATGCCAGTTTTTTCTGACGCTCCATCACGGATCAATGAATTTGATCCTTGATAGACATGATATGTTCCAGCCGCCTGACCGCCAGTTGTATTCTTAATCTCGCAACGAATTGGAAGGAATGGACTCTTGCACCAAGGGCTATTCAAGATGTTGGCATCATAGAAGGTGTGGATGGTAATACACTCTCCGTTTATTACAAACTGAACTTTAACTTCACCAGCACCATACCACTCATAATCAAACTGAATTAATTGCTGTGCGTCAGGATTGGCTGTAATCCCACTTGGGCCAGTTCCATCCAGCTTGTCGCCGTTCCAACCAGCCCTACCAACCCTCTGTAATGATGGGCTTCCACCCGCATCAGCGATGCAGCAAAAGTAATCACCGCTTCCGTCATCCTCAAAATAAGCTCCCTCTGATCCATTATAAAGTCCAAATCTGCGGCGAATGCCAGCAACGGGAGCCTGTAGCCTAATTGAAAAAGATAGAATTGCAGCCCTTCCAGAAATGTAGGTCATTACATTACGAGTCTGTCTAACAACCTCAGAGCCAATTGTGTTAGTAACAGCCATGTCGATACCGCTAATGGCTGGAACATGAGTTGCTGTGCCTCCGCTTGCCGTTGACTCATCCCACACATCAGTTTCTTTTCCGTACTGGAAGGTGTTAGTAAATTCCGTTGCAAACTGAGCAACGCGAAGCCTTCCCTTACTATTAAAGGTTGACTCTGCTAATGGGTTTGGAGTGTTCTGAGTTGCTGATACTGCCTCCAGAATACGCATAAGCGTAACATCCGAACCATCTTGAGGGCTGGAATAAACTGGATGGAAGTTCCTGCTCATTTCCTGTTGTGGTTACTCGTATTAAACCAAACATCATAGACCAACTTGGCAAGAGATGCCAAACCAACAATAATTCCAATGCACATGGACAAGATCCTAAGATGGAAATCTAACATAGGATCAAGGCTGATAGCCGCCGCTGCAAGAGGTACGGACATACCAATAGCTCCTGTAGCGGCAGTATCAAGATGGTGCATTGTCTTACTTGATCGAAACCTGTAGAAAGCCCCCGCCGTTAGGCTGGACAGTCACAAGGAAGGAAGCGATGTCTGAGGCGGTCTTGCCAGCAGGGAGGGAGATGAGGCCAGAACCACCAAGGAGGGCTTGGAAGGCAGTGACATCAGCGGCGACGAGGGTTGCACGAGCCTGAGTAGGAGCGACAACTGGAGTGAGGGTTACGGACATTGTTTGTTGTGCTTGCTTTGGTCAGTTAAGCATCTGGTTGTTTGTCTATGGGGAATGTTTGGCTATCGCGTCTTCATTTCCAGAGATCAAAGATTAGAGATTAATGAACCATGGGAGGTTGAGGAGTCGGGCAATCGTTTGGTCGCTTCCTCCAGATGCAGGAGTTGGGTAGCCAAAAGTTGGGCCACCATTAATTGATAGGAGCGTATTACCTCCTGAAGTGGTAACTGTAATAGCGTCTGGCAGAAACGTGCCGCCGTTGATTGCGCCGTTGCCGCCGTTACTAAATCCATTTCCAGTAAATGTGCCTCCGTAGATAAACTCGGAATTGATAAAATCATCTCCAGAGAATGTGCCTCCGTAGATATAATCGGAATTGATAAAATCATCTCCAGTGAATGTGCCGTCGTAGATTGCGTTGTAGTTGGAAAATCCAGATCCAGAGAATGTGCCTTCGTAGATTACGTTGTTGTTTATAAACCCACTTCCAGTGAACGTGCCGCCTAAGATGTCGCCTGAGTTGTAAAAACCACTTCCAGAAAATGTGCCGCTGGTAATAAGACTGTAGAGGTTGTTAAAATTACTTCCAGAAAATGTGCCGCCATAGATGTTGCTACTATAGTCCAAGGTGACACTCATTATGTCGCAAATTCCAGAGACTCCAGTTCCAATGTTTATAGCAGAGTAAAAGCCGCCAATAATTGGCGCATTAGTTGCACCAGTTGCCAGAGTAAGATCATAGGCAAGATACGCTGGATCACTATCCAGCCACGGAGCTTTAGCTGCTTGTGTAGTAGCTGCCGCATCAGTCCACCAGTTAAGGACATCTTCCCATGCCTGAGAACCTGAGTCTTGCCAGTATAAGTTAGCCATTAGCTGCGAGTGATTGATGCCACATTATCGCTACCATCATAAGTGATAGTAATTGTGCTTACAACCTCCGCTCCACGCTTAATAATAACAGTTTCTGGCTTTCCAGCGGCGATGTAATCCTCAAACTCGTAATCGTAGGCAGTACCACTTGCAGACTCAAGGATGCGGTAAAGAGTGATGTCCTCACCATCTTTGGAGGATGATGCTATAGGTAGAAAGTTGCGACTCATAGTTTGTAATTATTGTTTTAGATTAAACCATCTCTTCCTCTGCCGTCATCTCTTCATCAGCCATTTCGTCTTCAGCCATTTCGTCCTCGCCTTCCATAGCGGCAATCTCTTCCTTCATTGCGTCTTTGGCCTTCTTTGGCTTTGGCTTCTCAGACTTAGACTCAATAGGGGTCTCGTTTTGACCAATGGAGATGATTTGAATCATTCCATCGGCAATCTTGAACTTGGCGATCTCGGAGAACTCTGCTCCTTCTTTAACTCCGTCTGGTGCAGTGAAACCTTTAGGGATAGTAAATGATGTGGTCATAATTTGAATTATTAGATGGTATGACTTAGTAAGTCAATGTTATTTCTATAACTCCAGCATGGATTAAGGCGTGGCAGTTCTTGCAGACAAGGATGCATTTAGCGGCTTCTGCATAAACGGCATCTATGTTCCTTCCCTCTGATTGAGATATGGTAAATAGTTTGTCTTTTGGATTTTTGTGATGAAAGTCAAGGCACTTTGGATGCCTATCATATCCGCATAACTCACACTTGTTGTGTCGTTCATTTTTTAGATCAACCCATATCTGCCTTTTGCGAGTTGCTTTATTGCGTCGATTTAACTGGTATGTCCTAAATTGATCTGGCTTTCTATATTTCCTTATTGTTGACAAAGAAATATTGGTAGATTTTTTAATATCCATATTTGACGCACCAGATTCTAACATCTCCAGCATCTTGTTTTGCTCTTCTTGATCAAGCCGTTTTCCAGAATATCTTACTCCTTTACCAAGTAGTGATTTTTTATATGACTGATTAGTGTGATATAAAACAGAGCCAGCACTGCATTGAAGAAGTGATGCAATATGTCTTGTGGTAAATCCATCTAGCCTAAGTTCCTTGATTTTTTTAATTACATCTTTGCTTAATGGTGTATTCATATATGCAACATATTATGTTGATCAAACTACATTGTCAACAAAAGAAAGCCCCAGTTAGATTTATCCAACTGGGGCTTCTTGAGCTATTTAGTTCCTATTAGGAATTGGTGCAAGCCACTGAACCAAAATCATTTGCGCATCTTTTGTGCAAAATGACCCTTCCAAGGTAAGGAGCGATAGGACGGCTTCCGCTTGTGAACACTCCCAACCAACGACCGATCTTGCCAAGTGGATTGTCCACTGCATTACGGATGTTCAGCCAGAAGAACTGACCGCTGTAGTAGTATGGATAATCATCGAAGCTTGCGCCAGCGATGTTTGGCCCGACCTGCTGCACCGACTCCTCGTACACATCTGGGTGGAAGATGTACGCAGCCTCATAAGGGGCTGTGTTGTAGGCGGGGTTAGCCTCCCACTTGAATCCCGTGGTCGTGCTGGACTGCACGAATGGGTAGATCTGGGTGTATGCGCCACCAGCATAGCTGAAGCGAGGAACCTCAAGATCAATCATGTGGTAGAACCCACCGAACGAACGCTCGACACCAAGAGGAGCAATAAGCTCGCTAGGGGTGGCATAACGGATGTCCTGACGGAGTTCAGCGTTGTTACGGATCAGAGCGCGGCTGGTCTCAGGGCTGGTGATCAGTCCAAGGACAGGAACACCATTCTCTTTACCAAGTGCGTTGTGACCAGCACCATCGCGGATCAAGCGAACACGAAGCTCGTCAAGCTGATCCTGAGCCAACTGGAAGGTTGGAACTGGAACTGCGTTAAGAGTTGCGTACTCGGTGTTGTAACCAGCCTGTACCTTGGAAACAAGGCGCAGATACTCGCTACGGCGGCGATTGTCGAGGACAGTCTTGGTGAGCTGCGTGAGCTGGGTAACAGTCTTAGCGATCTGGGACTCAATCTCAAACGAAGTCTTCAGATCGTCCAAGCAGATGCAAGGAGTCTGATAACTACGGCTCTGAAGATTCCAACTACGAACAGTCTGACCGAAGTCAAGATCAGCAGGAGCAGGAATACAACCATTGGAAGCCGTTCCGCTGGAAAGGCCAACATTCGTCCAAGCATTTTCAAAATCACCAGAGAGCACACGCTCGACAGTGATTTCATTGAGAGTCGTGCCCATTCCCTGAGGGAATTTGCCGACTCGGACTAGACGACCCCAAGGGCCATCGACGGAATAACGTTCGTGAACATCAACGGAGAAACGATTCGTCTCACGTTGGAACAAATCATTGACTGTAGAGCAAGTAATTGCCATAATATTATATTGTTTTTTTGTATTGTTAGTTGTTTTGTCAAAGCATCTCCGATTGCAAGCAATCATTGTTACTTTATTTGTTTCGGAAGAAGCGACACTTCCAATACGCCTATATCACGGATGCGACTCCGTTTACGCATACAGGTGGACTACCCCACAAAGTTATATTGCGTCAACGGGAATCTTACATCTATAATCTAAATCCCAACAATGCGGAATGGATGCGTTGCTTTTATTATGCTTCCTCCTATTCCAAGACAAAGGAATAACATGAAGGTTGGAATGGTGATGCCAGCCTCCCTTCGTCAATGGAACAATGTGATCAACTTCAAATTTAATGCCCAACCGAAAAAACAAAGATTTGCATTGTGCCGCCAAGACCCTTTCTATTTGCGGGTTGTGATCTGGATGTAATTGTTCCAGCAGCATTGCCCTGCGTTTTGCTCTTTTAACCCGCCCATCAAGCCTAAATTTTTCAATGTCTTTCTTTGTATTTTCATACATCAGCTTTACTTTTTGAGGGTTAGCTGCTCTCCACGACCTAGATACAGCAAGGCATTTTTCTGTATTGTTCTTCCTCCACTTACGAAGGTTGTCCCGCGCCTTGTCTGGATTTGCCTTGCGCCACTCTTTATTTCGCGAGGAAACAATTTCCTTGTTTTCTCCCCTCCACACCTTTTGGAGTGTTTTATCTCTATTCTTTTGAGCGTTGAGCATTTCTGTGGTTATCCAACGCTCCCTTCCTCCTCTATGATAATGAGAGAACACCATTCCATCTTCTCTGATCGTTCCACGTTTTAGTTTCATGCAAACACAATACACCAACGATACAGTAATGTAAACGACTTATTTCGGTCAATGATCTATTTCAACGTATCTATTTGAAAGAAATTCAGATCACCCTTTTGGTCAATGATCTATTTCGTCAACATCTGTTTCAGAACCAAGCAATTCTCTTGCGTAATCAAAGGCGCAGTCCACCTAATGACTTTCCAGCCAAGCTTGGTTGCCTCCCAATATTTCTCTCCATCAGCTAGGAACCCTCCACCCCTAGAGTGCCTACCTCCCCATGCTCCACCCTCAATCTCTATCAGCGTCTTAGACGCATGATGGCAGTAATCAGCCCTCCAGCGGCGTACTGGATGAAACTTGAACTCTATCTCCAGACTTGGGCCGTTGACGCTTGCCCACAGAAGATCGAACTTTTTTTCCAAAGAGCTTGGCACATGAACCTTTGGTAAGGATGCCTTCTTTGACAAGGAGGTTAAGGACTTCTTTCTTGGCTTTGGGGTTGGTTTTTGCATAACTTACAATATAGTGCAGATCGGGAGCGTCTAGCGCAACAATCATTTTTGCCTCCTCTGCGTAGAGATTTACTGGGAAGCTCTTTACGACCACCTCCCCTTTGTAATCATCTGGCCGTTCCTTTGTTTCATGGGGTCTCTGTGTAACCAGCACAGCACCCATTGCAGGATCTCCCTGCACATCATTCGGAATTGCGCCATTCAACATTAAAACGCCCAACTTATCTGGATGGTATATTACAGCAAGTGGATTCACTAGATCCTTAGTGACCTTCTCTCTGCGCCATTGTGCAGTAGGAACCCAATCATGCTGGATTAGGCTCGTATTGTGCATCTGTGGAACCACATTCGATGCGCTGGCAATATCCCAAGCAGTATGCTCGTTGTTAAAAATAGAAGGGCAGAGACGATGCAGATCCCAATGATATACACCCACGCCACTCATGTGATTCACTCCATTGGGCATAATCCCTGCAATCTCCACCAAAGACCCCATAAACGGCTTCCTCGCTGCATTGTAGGCATTCTCAATGTCATCTATCCAGCTTGCTTTCAGTGGAATAGCATCTGGCTCCATCCAGAGGAAAGGACGCTTTAGAGTTGTAGATACAATCCAAGCAACTGACTCAAACGCCATATTGCAAGACTGAGGCCAACCTCCATAAGCGTGAGTGCAAGGTTCAACAACTACCTCACCAAAGCAATTCATTAGCGGCCCTAGAACGCCGTCTGTCGTGGCATTGCGAATGGGAACAAGGATTAGCTTGTGGGTTTTATAGAGGCCAAGGGTGAACACATGGTCAGCCCAACGGCGCATAAGGGGAAGATCCCCATCGTGGTAAGAGATGGCAACAATCATTTCAGTCCGTTTGTCTTACATCAACTGGCCCCCACTTGTCAATGGGGCATTTAGATGTGGACATTCGGAGCTTGGCCTGAGTGGAGCAGCCGCATTTATTGCAAGATCCAGTTCCAGCGAATCCCGCTGGATTCCATTCTGGGCATTCTTTGCAGATTGCTTTGCGGGACTCTAGCTGCTCATCTGTGGTCATACTAAAACCAGACTTAACCCAACCCCTTGCAGCAGATGATAATGCAGAAGTCTTTTGTGCAAGAGTTAGGGTTTTTATTTCCCTCTCAAACCTCAGTTCATTATTTTCTGATATTAAGGTTCCCATCCCACCCTTGATAATGAAAGAATGCGGCGTGTCAAATTTTGTCCCATTCAAAATATGAATAATCATGCAATCTGCAAAATAAGCCTCATTAAGATCAACTTTGCATATTGTGTTAATTTTTAATAAGTCAGTATAACTCAAAGCTTCCATTTTCATTTACAATAATTGTTCCAACTGGGAATCCACTCACACAACCTCCATTGCCGTCAACTGGAGTGATTGTTTTTTGTTTTGTTGTATTGCAATATTCTACCCTTATAGTGACGCTTCCAGTCCCTCCCGCAACAAACCACGCGCAAGCTAAATCTATTGACACGCTGGAAGACCAAGCTCCATCAGCAAGAGCTTGTGGCAAATCCACTTGAACGCTCTCAAAGCAATAGGAAGATGTGCAGTCACCAGTGTACCAGTCAAGATATGTCCCTCCACCGCTACAAGCGTACCCAACTGTTTCGCTAAGAAATGTTGTTGCTGTATCTAAATCTGGTGATGGATTAAGAGTCCAATCATAATAAATATACATTAATCCAACTGGACATGGAGTTGTCATTGATTCACAATCAGAACAGCAAGACTTTAGGTAAGTTGCCATAGTGGATGCAATCAATAAGGAGTGGTACCCAACACCTTCATCTTCTTTGCGACTCCTTCAACGCAGATGTCAATTTCCCGCCATGTTGCGTTTAATGCAGCAGCCCCATTGTACGGAATGTCAATTTTTACATAATGACTATCACCAAATAGATAAAACTGAGCGTCAGCCGCTTTTGCCTTTAAGATAAAATACTCTGCTTGATTGTTAGAGTAACCATATAATGTGGACTCTGTATTAGTGGCCTTTGCCTCAAGATAACATTCGCTCGCTGTATTAAATAGCCTGAGATGAGATTCCCCAGCTTGTGCCTTTAAGACAAAGTTGTGTTCTTGGTTGTTCATGTAACCATACACACTAACCACATCTAGTCCCTCTTTTACTTCAATGTAATTTACGCTACCAGAGTCGTATAAAGCTATTTTTGCTGCATCAACTCCAGAAGCATCGGCAGATATATTGAAGTTCTGCGCTGAATTATCTGCATAACCATAGATTGAGGATTTGGGGACATCAGTATCCACCTTGCTTTCAATGTAGTTTGCGCTTCCAGAATCAAACAATCTGACTTCAGATGTTCCAGTAACTGAGTTAGACTCAATTAGGAAATTCTGCTCCTCGTTATTAGAGTATCCACGAACTGTAGATTTGCCTGTTGAATCAATTGCAGATGTGATGAAGTTTGCGCTTGATGTATCAAACAACTCTAATTTGGAAATAGAGGCATCATTATCAGAAGACACCACAAAGTTCTGTGCTTCATTTCCAGCATGCCCATAAACGGAAGATGCACCTAAACCGCTATCTTTCTTTAACTCCAGATACTCCGCATTATCTTCGCTTTTCAAATAAAGCGTGGTAGTTAAATTATCGCCATCAAGATTAACATTAAAGTTCTCTAATTCATAAATTGCATTAATCTTCCTTGGGTCGGCAAATAACGAATAAACAAACGAGCCATCACTTCTATCCACAACTAGGGCTTTTTCTGGATAAATGTCCTGCGCTATATTTTGGTTTACAATTTCATACAATCCACCCACATAGGCGACCTCTCCAATGATGATATGCTTGGTGTCGTTTGTATCGGCTGGAACAGGATCATCAAATCCAATGGTTCTGCTGCTAATGCGACCATCTCCATCAAAGGTAACGATTAAATAAATAAAGGCATTCCCCGATTCTAGCAAATAATCCTCATCCAAAGTCAAGCCAGTTGGCGGCACTCCATCTATTTCTCCATACTGAATCCTTACCTTGCTTACATTTACTCCAGCTTCAACCACATTAACAACTGTGAGGTGGAATGGATAAGTAGTTAGTGTTTCTACGCCGTTTGGCTGATAAAGATTTTTATCAGATCGTAATTTAACCCGATCTTGCTGCATTGGCACAAAGGAGCCACTAATCCCAAAGCCGCCCATGTGGGTTGTCTTGGATTGCGTGATAGGCCCTAACCCAACAAACTCTGCCTTAACTTCCCTTGAGTCCATATTATTTTAGCAAAACATACTGCTTGGCAATGCGCCAAATATTCGCCTTCCAGTAATCAATTTCATAGGAGATTAATTCATATCCTCCGATCTTGCCTTGATATGTAGTTGCAGATGTTGTTGACTCTGGAACATAATAATATTCGCTAATGCTTCCATACCTATTGGAAGTTGCTGTGTTAATTCCAGTATTGAAGTATAATTGCAATCCAGCATTGGTTAAACAATTGGATATATCAATAGCAAAAAAGAAACCAGTGTAAATAACATGAATTGACAATGGATCAAATAATGTGTAATTAGGCTCAGTTGGCTGTCCATACTGATAGGTTGTCTCATACTTAAATGCAGTCTGATAACTTCTCTGCGCCCTCATCACTGGAGTCACATTGTATTGTAACTGTCCATCTGGAAAGTTGAATATAGAAGAATTTAATCCCGTTAGAAGATTGGGGCTTGAGTACGCTCCCGTTTTATATTCCTTCCTCTCTGGCGGCAGAGAGGAAATTTTAGACTGAATTCTAATGGAAGCCCAAGCATTAATAGGCTCATCCTTGTATGCAAGTAGCCCATCAATCGGAGTTAGCGCAGTCGTTCCTTCTGTAATAATCTCCTTGGTCGTATGAACAATAAGATTCAAGTCTGCATCATATTGATAACCATCAAGCACTTCAGTCGAGTCATATTCAACTTTATCAAGAGTAGATTTAACGGCATCTGCGGCAGAAATTTGCGAACTAATTGTGGTCGCGCTTGGCGTAGCAATAGCCGTTCCAGCAACTACAACTTGTTTGGATGCGGTGGCAATACCAAACTCCGACATGACCTTTCCTGTAATAGTAGAACTTGGTATGGCCTCATAGACGCGCTGAACTTGCACATAACGAGAGCGCAGAGGATTGTCATCTGGCAACTCGACCATCTGCTGCTTGGCAATGATTGCGGTTCCACCAAATACAGGATCAACTGACCCAAGAGCGACAGGGGAGTAGGTTGCACGAGGAGTGATATATGTCCTCGTGATAATCTTATACGATGGATGATTGAGGCTATACTCAAGTCCATAATTCCAAGGATCTTGACTAGCTAGAGTCCGATCATTAGCCCAGTAGTTAAAAACAAATTTGCCAGTCGGTTCTGTCTGTTGAAATACCAGATAGAGAGTGGACGGCCAATCATTAGCGTCCCTTCCAGTGTAGGTGACTGAACCATCTAAAGGTTGGGGGTTATATGTTCCCTTCTCAATACTAACCTTCTCAACAAGGATGATGTGTCCTGTTTTGGTATAGTAGTCTGGTACTAACGGAGTTGGGTACTGAGCTACACCAACCTCTAAAGCTGGATCTGGGAATGTTGGTCTGGTTATAGTGGCCATTATTTTTCTGGTACTCCCTTTCTGCTATATTCTTCTGGTTGTCCCAATGCTGGAACAGCCAACTCCAAGGATTGCCAGACTGTTTCTGGCGCACGAGGAGTTGCTTTTGGAGCAACTACAGAGCTTGCAATGTTTGTCCAACTATTCCAATCAATAGGTTCTTCAAGATCGGACATATTTGCAAAATGCTGTATAATGTTCGGAATGTATGGTCTTGCGTAAATCTCAGCAAGGGTAATCGGGATTCTCTCACCAGACTCAAAGATCTTTGGCAGAGATCCCATTGCCTTTACAAATGGAGCCTCTTCAAGAACGCCAATCATTGTTTCAACCACTCCAAGAGCAATGGTTCCAGCTTGTTCAGTAATACTCTGATCGTCTTCAATGTGCGCCTTAACATAACGAGACAATGTTGCTCCAATTTGCAGTGCAGCAAAGGCTGGGTTCTCCAAAAGATACCTTGGGATTCCAAAAGCAGATCCGTATTCATTATCACCTTTTTCTTCTCCCTTCATGTAAATGCCACCTATTTGTTCCTCGCAGAATGCACCAATGGCAAGCATAAGACCACCAACAGTCCCGTTTTTAAGCTGGCGCATAATCACTTCAGCCTCATGTGGAGAAACATTTTCTAGTCCTTTTTTATATGCTTTGTATAAATCCATAGATCCACCAATGGTTCCAAATGCATATTCAAATGTTTGTTTTACAATGTTGGTTGGAATCTTAACAATTGGAAGAGTCTGCTCTAGACCAAAAGCAATGGCCGTCCCCCATCTACTCCCGCTCTGTTTGCTAGCCCTAATTGCATTATTGTAAATCTTAGTAACTGCATTATCCTCCTTAAAGATGGAACGATTAGCATATTTAAATGCTTCAAGATCAGCTTGGTCTTTAACAAACTGATCTTTTGGATTTTGTCCATTTCGTTCTGCCCAATTCAAATAACGCTCAAAAGCAAAGTTGTAATTTGCAACCCTAGTTGGATTCTTGACTGCTTCATGAACCCTTCCAAAGAACCCAAGCATCATATTGTCTGGAATATCTGCGTCCTTTCCAAACTTCAAATCAATCATTGATCCCTTGCCAGAAATAATATTCTTTCCTTCTTTAACTCCAGAAATAAGACCGCCATAATAGTTTGCAACATCACCAGCAAAGTCAGAGGCTCTACCACCCTCCACTGGGGCTAGATCAGCAATCCTGTCAATGAATGGAATAGCTCTTAAGGCATATCCTGCTCCTTCTGTCATGGGTCGCACGATAGCAACCTCTAAACTTGCGGCATATAGTTTAAAAATAGACTTCAAACCAGAAAGAATGGAGAATCTCTTAACTTGATTCAATGTATCAAGTCCACGCTGAAATGGAGTCATTCCCTCGCGCTCTGCTTTCCTCTTATCGCGCTCCCATTCACGCTTAAGCTTGTCAACTCTTTGTAGTTTTTCTGTCACCTCTGGAGTAAGAACCTTCTTTGGTGATAACTTCTTTGGAGCAAAATCTCTTTCTGCAATACGGCGTTCAAGGTCAGCCGCCAATCTATCCAATCTAGCTGCATGAGCCTTAATTGCGCTCTCCTGCAACTGCTGCTTCTTTTGTGGAGAATCCCTTAATTGTGATCTAAGCTCACCAAGTTGAACTCTCAATGCATTTAATGCTGGAGTTTCCACTGTTGGAGTCTTGCTTGGCTTCTTTAATTCACCAGCAATCTCCTGTTCAACTTTAGCAATCTGTCTATTAACGGCCTCTTCTTTCTTTACCTCTTCATGCAAAGTCCTCACTGCATCTAGTGCATTTCGCTGACTCTCAATAGATTTAAGATTAGCCTTTGCTAACTTGATGTTGGGGTTTGTAACCCTGTCGCGATCAAATTCTTTGCGTCCCTTTTTAGCCAGTTCCTTGTCCTGCAAAACAGTCAGTTTCTCAACCTCGTGAGCTTCAGCAAGGCGAATAGCCCTCAAGAGAGAAGATAGATTCTTCCCCACATCAGATTTCCCCTCCTTCAGATTCTTTTGGATCTGCTCTAGGTCACTTAAAGCCTCTTGAGCTTCTTTACTCGCACGGACGCAACTCATTATTTTTTAGTTCCCCTATAAGTTTGGATATTCTTGTAATCATGGTTTCAGTTTGATCTGCGATCTGAGGCTCCAACTCTTTCACATCAACCCTATTGCGTTCAAGCAGTTTCGCCATCTTTAGATCACGCTCCTTTGGGTTTTTGGTCTTCATTACCCCAGCAAGATCCTTTTCAAAATCAGATGTCTTTCTTGCCAGTACCCTAAGAGATCCTTTTGCTCCACGCTCTGTGTGCTGACCAAAGATTCCATTTCCAGCAAGAGCATCCTTTGTGGTGTTTTCATTCCACTCCTTGCCCATCATGTCCTTAATCCTCGCATTCACCTCTTTAGAGACCACGGCTACATCCGTAGTGTTTAGCTTCTCGGAGATCGCCCTAGCCAATCCTCGCATCGCTACGCCCACATTCATCGTGTCATCACCCGATGATTCAATCTCCATTGTGTATTGCGTGATCTGCTCATCAACAGATAGGTCAGTAATAGCCTCGCCAGATTTACGATCTTTCTTTGCGGTCTTAAGGAAATCAGAGATGGATTTATCGGCTTCTAGGATCTTTGCCTCCTGTAATGCCTCGTCACGAGCCTTGAGTGCATCAACTAATGCTTTGCTCTGATCGCGGATCTTGGTGAGTTCTTTTTGTGAAAGCTCACGCTCAGTCCTTCCTTCTCCTTTATTATAAGTGTTTTTAGCCGCACGATACTGATTGATCATGGAGGTCACATTGCCATTAGCCCTGTTAATCAACTTGACTGCATTCAAAGACAACCCAGAAGCAGATGCAGTCCTAGATTCAATCTCAAGTAATTCATTTAAGTCTCTGCTGGCTTGATCATATTCTTGATTGTATTTCTTGCGCTCCACCCTGTCTGTTGCGGATGCCAACAACCTAGTCTTGTTATCAAGCGTATGCAAAGCGTCGAGAGTAGCATAACGCAAAGTTGCCTTCTCTACAGGAGTCAGAGCGCGAGGACGATTCCTAAGTTGTGCAATAAGCGATGGGATTTCTGCAATGTTGGAGTTAATGCGCAACATGGCTTCCTTCCACACATCACCCCACTTCTCTGCCTCCTCCTTCATAATTGGATCATAACCAAGACCTTGACGCAGCTCGTCAATGTTCTTGTTGGTTAAGTCAATATCCTCTGGACGCTTAGATTTTGCTAACGCTTCAATTTCACTAGCACTCTTCCCAGACCATAGCTCTGGGAAGTCAATAATATCTTCTGGCTTTCTACCAAAACTCTTGGCATAGGCGTTTAAGCCTTCTGACTCTTGGAAGATACTCTTTAACTGACTTTCCGTAAATTGACCTCCTTTTTTAAGGCCAGTAAGGAATGCTGACTTCCACTTATCAAAAGTAACTTCTCCCTTGATGGACTCATGCGCCTGAGTTCCCTTAACCAATGTTGCATTAAATGCTTTCTTGTCTGAAAACTCTGATGGTCGTGCCGCACCCATTGAAAACTCTGGAGCCTTAAATGCTGGGAACTCATCTAAGGCAATGCGATTGCTGTGAAGGTCAAGACCAAGCTGTTTGTCTGCCGCTAGTCCAGCAGCATCAATTTGTTTACTTGCTGCTCCAACTTGCTCTGCTTCTCGGCGGCTAACAAAGTCGTTCGTATCGGTCTTGTAACCAAACTCAGGAGATTCCCTCTGGCTGGGATTTCCATACTTGGATTGAACATCCTTCCACGACATACCAGATGCAAGCAATGCCTCCTTATGGTTTGATCCATAGAACATCTTCCCATCGCTAGGACGCTTATATGCCGCTGCAAGAACTCTGGTTCCTTTTGGCTTTTTGGGAAGTGGCTTCTCTTTTTTGGGAACAGCCCTTGGCTTTCCGTTGTCTAATCTAGACTTCTCAAGTTGAGCAACACGCTGATTAACTTGAGCTTGCGTCCTTTCAATTTCACGCTTTGCAGATATTGATTTTAAAGTTGACAGCTTGGAGATTTTTTCTTCCCCCCAAGCCCTTGCCTCTTCAACGCTTTTTGCGAGTTGAATGGTCTTTGGTACAACTACTGGCTTGTTAGATCCATCAAGTTCCGCAATGCGCTGGTTAACCTTTGCCTCTGTTCTTACTCTTTCACGCTGTGCAGATGCAGATGTTAATTTAGAAAGCCTTGCAACCTGTTGCTTTCCCCATGCCTTAGCTTCATCAACACTCTTGGCAAGCTGAATTGTTTTTGGTACAACTACTTCTTCTTGACCTTCACCTTGCCACTGTGTAGCTCCTTCTTCAGTTTTGACTGTTGGGGTTTCGACAAGGGGCTTCCCTTGCTCAGTAGATACCCGACTTGTTTCTTGGACTTGCTCTTCATTTTGTTTTATTGGTTCAACGGACTTTTTTTCCGTAGGTTTAATTTGAATTCCTTCAAGAGCCGCATCAATAGCATTCCATCGTTGTTTTCTAGCTTCTTGACCTTCTTTGGAAGTGGCGTTCTCTGGAGCGGCTTCAGCTTCTTTGGCGGCATTAAGAGACATAACAGCTGTATCTCTATCTCCTCGCTTTAATGCTTCTTCTGCTGTCTTGTAAATAGACTCAATTTCTTCAGATGAATCTGATACAGTGGCAGTCTCCTCTTCCTGTTTAGGTTGCTCTGGTTGAGTTACTTCCTCTGGCTTCTTTGTTTTCTCTGCTTCCTTTCTAGCCGTTTCATCTTCTAGGGTTTTGCCAGAGTCAAGAAGCTCTTGGTTTTTTGCAATGTCACTTTCAAGCTTTGTTTTACGCTTTGTCTCCCTAGAATTAAGAGGGCTGGTGGCTTCTTTTTTTGTAAGCGATGCCAACTCAGTTGTTGCATCATTAAGATTTGATTCAATAATTTCCTTTGAACTATATGTTGGCTTTCTAACAGTTACTCCATATCCAGCCGCAAGCTCTTCTGTTGTTGGCACTCCTCTTAAGAACTCAAGCTCATTGGCTTCTTCTGTAGTAAGCTCTTCTGCTGGCTTGGCTTTAAGCTGATTTAATCGAAGAGTAGTATCTTTAAGAAGCTGGGCTTCACTTGAGTATTGAACCTTTTTAGGGGTTGGTTTTATAAATTCATTAAATGTTAAAATCAATGAATTTTCTTCAAGCTGTCTTTTAATTTTATTTGTGTTTTCACCAAGAACGCCAAGTAATGCCATTGGAGTCGCTTCAACCAATTGTTTTCCTGCCGCATCAAAATTACCTTCAATAATATTTTCAGTGAGAGTTGGTTGACGCTGCCCCTCTTTGGCAAGCAAATTATTTAAAGTGATTCCAATCTCCTGTTGTGCAACTGACAATGGATAAGCTTGCAGGAATCGACTTGCTCCACGAGCCACCATGTTCTTTAGACCAGAGCTTACATTCATTGGTAATGCTGCCCCAATTTCAGTCTCGACTAAGGTCTTCATGCCCTCCGTCAAAGCATCAACATCAGAGCCTCCATCTTCCTTAGATTTGTTAATGGCGAGTTCAGCCGATTTGATTGATGGGGCTGCAAATGCAACCATGCCATGAATTGCCTTGTCGACAATTGGCTTAATAATCCCTTCCGCTGCTTTGGCTCCACTAGCAATCGCTGATTCCCCTCCAGTTAAACTAGCGGCAAGCAGATCGGGAACCATTTTAAATGTTGTAAATACAAGGCTATCAAGAAGAGACTTATTCTCAGTCTCGTTAATGTCCATTGATTTAGACAGATTCTTAAATAAGTCTATATTATCTTGGCCTTTTTGGAAGACCTCATCTGAAAACTTATTCTTTCCAAATAGCCACTCTGCGTTCTTGGCAATGTTGACTAGCGGATTAGCTCCTGCTGCCGCCATAGATGCCGCCGCTTCACCAAACTCATAAACTCCCTTTGCTACTCCACGGGTTGCTAAATCTAGCAAGTTACCCTCTTCTGGCTCAGAAGGCTTTTTAGCCATAGCGGATGGAACGCTAATGGCTGCACCACTTACTTGCGCTTGGTTCCGCGCAGCATCTTGGAATCGTATCCCTTTCCCTGCTTCTTGCCCTTGACTTCCTTCTTGGGCTTGTTGAGTTTCTTTTGCAATATTCTCACCTCCTATTTGAAATGGAGCATCAATCTTTAGATTGGTGTCGATGTTCCCGACACGCTGTTCTTCCCCTTGAGGCTTTCGCAACTGCACTTCGCTGGGCTGTGTCCCTTGCTCAACGGAAGGTTGGACTTGTTGGTCGCCTTGGCGTTGTTCATTGTTGTCCAATTGGGCTTCTGGCTGATTTTGCTTGTTGACTTCATTTTGTTCACCTTCCTTTTTTGTTAAATGATCGGCAATCTCATTAAGGGATATGCCATCATTGATTGCTGATTCAAAATTAAACGATGGATTCTGCGATTTAAGATGATTGATAATCTCGTTGTCGCTAATTCCATCTGCTCTGGCGGCATCTACATTAAATGGCATTTTACTGATTATATTTATTCCAATCTATTTCCTTGGCTGGTGAGATTGAAGAATCAGTTGTAGCTTGGGGTTGAGTTTGTGGCAAGGGGCTTGGTGCTGAAGATGGGAAAAATGCCGTCCCACCCTGCATCCCAGCTCCAGATTGTCCTTGTCCAGAAGCGTTGGATTTATAGTTTTCAAAAACTTCGTAAGGAACAAGCTTCCCTTTCTTGAGGGTTTTTATGCTCGCGTCTTTAACTTGCACGAAATCACCCTCTGGATCTGCTACAAATCTATCCTCTTCAATTTTCCCGCGAACCAATTTGGTTGATCCAGTGGTTTCTCCAATTGGGTTTTGTAGCACAGACGCTGGAACACCATATTTGATTTCAAACTCCTTGGCTTCTTTCTTATAGTCAATGGGCTTTTCTGGCTTCTGAGCTTCAACTTTAATAACCTCGCCATCTGGGAGCTTTACGCTAGTTGACTCACCCATAAATGATCTATCGCGAGCTTCCTGCAATTTGCGTTGTGTGTCGGTTTGTTCCTTCTGTTGTTTCTGTGAAAATGCCGTTGTAAAAACTCCCTTCTCGCCAAATATCTGACCATTGGCAGTGGTGTCAAACTCTCCCCTGTCATTCTTTGGTAGGGCATACACATCACCAGAGTATCCACTGGTTTGAGCAGACTTAGAAAGCCAACCAATGTAATCACTATGCCCCTTCTGTTTAGCCTCAAGTTGCTCAAGCGGAAATTTTGCGTATTTGCTAGTGAAGACATTAGCGTTCTCCTCTACCAACTTTTTCAAATCGTCCCTAACTGTGGGGCTGGACTCATTGAGAAGGCCAATTTTTCCAGCAACCTCTGACGCTTCAGTTTCCCTTTTGGACTCTTGCAACTTTAAAGCATCCTGTGCGTCTTGTTTTCTAATGGCAAGATTCGCTGCCTCAAGACGGCGATCCTCAGACCTCTCCCTGTATTCTAGCTCCTTATTCTGGAACTCCTCTTGCCTTAAAGCCCTAGCCTGTCCCGCTTCAAAAGATGCTCTTTCACGCTCATTACGATCCATCTGCAATGCCCTTTCAAACTGGGCAGTCTGAGCAACTTCTGCTGGAGCAATAAATGACTGGAGATATGGAGAACCACCAGCCGTCCTCGTAGAAGTGCTTTTTACTGAGTCTTCTGTAGCCATATTAAATTACGCTTGTTCCGTATTGTCCAGACATCGCGGATTGTTTCCTGCGGTTATATTCCTGCATTTGCGCTGCATTCTGTTGAGAGAATGGATTAAACTTTTCAGTGGCTCCAATGTTTCCAACATTTGGCTCTACTGCTGGCTTTCCAGCCGCCGCTGGCGTTGAACCAGCTGGAGGCTGTCCTTGAGGCGCACCTACCTGAGTTGAAGCCGATGCCTTTTGTTCTGGAGAGATACCAAAACTCATAGTCTCAGCTTTCTGCGACCTCCCTTGCTCGTCAGTTGGTGTCATGCTGACAACTGTGTATGGGCGACCATAGGGATCAGCTTTCACCCTAATTTGTTCAGATCCACCAATCGGCTTTCCCCCCATTGGAGAATATAGCGACTGAACTCCTTCAAAAGCCTTTTGCAGATTACTCTTTTCCTTCATTGCCGACTGAGCGGAGTTTTGAGCAGATCCATTTCCAATTGGCGTGGATGCCTCACCAGACATCCCAAGGTTTGCTGGAATATTCATGCCAGTTGCTAGAGTGGAGCTAGGAGGTTGATTAAATGGCTGGGAAAATGGATCAGAAGAAAGCTGGGGAGCTAAAAGAGAATTCATTCCATAATCCTTGGCTGTGTTGGCTATAGCCAAACTATCAAAATAAGGATTGGATGTTTTAAGTGGCGTTGCCATATATTAGATGAGGTTTTGGATGAGTGATGGGGCGAACCCCTTAGTTTGGATGTCCACGGAAACTTGCTCGCCCTCTTCAAAGCTGGCAGTTTCTTCATTAAGACACTGATAGGCAAGCTCCCAATAGACTTTTGCTCGCTCAAGTTCGTTAATGTTCTCGTAATTAAAAGCCTGTATGCCATAGCGATAGGCATTGCGGTTGGAGGGAACTAGCCTGTCCGTGTCGTTTACAAGAGGAACATACCCGCGACGAACAATGCAATACAGGGTGCGATTTTCTGGCACATTGCCAATAACACGATACCTCTGAGTGTCCACAGTAAACAAGCCAGCCCCATTACCAGACGGCAAAGGGAAAGACTTAACTGGGCCTTGACGAATAATCTGCGTTGCTCCTGCGTAGTTAGCTGGGAGCCAGCCAAGACCTCCCTCCACCCAAGGGAACCAATCACTAAAAATGTCGGCGATCTCGCCGCTAGTAGCATCTGCATTTAGAGCAATCACTTTTAACACGCTCTCCACGCCAGCAACAGTATCAAACACATAGTTACCACCCTCGTCGGTCGTAACTGCAAAGTTCATAATGAACCGATTGCCCCTCCACTGAGCGGAGGTGATGAATCGCTCGTTCACAAAGTTAATGGCAGAAGCAACAATAGGATCTGCTGCACCCTGTGAGGTGACATATTCAGCCAAGAGGCTTTTAGTTGCTGCAAATGTTAGGGAAGCCATGAGTAATATACTTCCTACTAAATCAGAGCAAGTAAGTCAATGCTATTCCTCGTCATCAAAATCACCAAAATCATCAAATGCGCCTTCGCTATAAGCTTCCACCACCCCACGAATAGCAAACTTGTTTCCAAAAGCAGTGGAATGATAGCTAGTGATGCCTTCGGAAGACATGGAAGTGAGGAGAACAAGACCCACATCGAAATGCTCTCCTAGTATTCCCCTGACTTGATCTAGCACCGCATCAACTCTAGCAAGTTCTGGGTCATCGTCTGGGAAGTCTTTAGCAATCATTGGCTCACAAATAAAGCCTATAGATTTACTCCGCAAGAGACTTCTCTATTTCTTCCACACAACCATCAATTCCTCCCCAACTCCAGAACTGCTTGGCCTTTGTCGGCATCTCACTAGGCAGCTTCCACTCCACTCCTTCCCTAGCAAACCTCCATAGCCACGCACCAAGGCAATTAAACTCACTAAACTCATGGAATGGCTGAATCTTCATCCATTCCTTGAGCTTCATCCCATGCTGCTTCTCTATAAACTCCCTAAACCCTGCATAAATCCATCTGGGGTAGATCATGGGTAAACGCCTCATATACTCGCTTTCCATGTTGAACCCCATCGTTCGTGCCACAATGGGAACCCAAGGCGTTTCTACGCCATCCTCGTGCAATATAACGGCCTTCTCGTTGAACATGAAGTCCTGCGGGGAGGTTGGGGAAGTGAAGATGCAGTCAGAATCCACATGGAGAATGAAATCGGAGTAGCAAAACATATCCGCGCATAGCTTCGTGTATTGCTGCCCTATGTAGTCATCGCTCCAATTATCTACAATATGCACCACTTCATGCGAATGGGGCTGATAAATGCGAATATCATCAGCGGGAATGGCGATATGGATGCGGTTAAAGCCAGATAGGTGCTTCTCGCAGCTTCTCAGGCAATACTTCAACCACTGGAAGTCGTTCCTATACGACCGAATAAACACATCACAAGTCATAGCGGAATACAAAGAACATCATATTGCTCTCCTCCCTCTTCTGGATAAGGCTCAATCTGGTATCCCATGCTTAAAATAACCTCCATAAGCTCCTTTACGGAACTTCCCTGACGCTCCAAGCACCCACGATTGACCTCAATCCACATCTTCGGACGGCATTTAAGGATAGTTTGCTCTGCTCCGCGCAAAGCTTTAGTCTCAAATCCCTCCACATCAAGCTTCAAAAAATCAAGTCTTGGCAAATCAAGGTGATCTAGGTCGATCAATTGGATGTGGTCGCCAAGCAAACCAACAATGGATGCTCCAGCATTGCGGTTCTTCTCTAGCAGCCCAACGGAATCCCTGTCAGATAGTCCCATATCCAAGCAATCCACACTAGGGCAGTTATGAACAAGACACTCAAATGCCTCCTTGTTTGGCTCAAACGCGAACACCATTCCCAAATCTCCCACCTTATCCTTGTAGGCTATCGTGTGATCGCCAATAAAGGCTCCTCCATCAACCACCCAATCCCCAGCCTTGATATGCTCTAGGATGAGAGGTAAGGCATTCTGGTCGTGATCCAGCCTACCCGACTCCTCCACCCACGCAGAGATATGGGAATCTCCATCAATCACTGCGATGCCGTTAGGGAGGATCTTCATACACAAATCCTTGCAGTATTTGCAATCTATTGTAAAGAGATTTACCACCCAAAGGCAGTCGATCCACTCTGCATCTTTAGCAAGCTCTCCATCCTTGCGATGTAGAAGCAGCCGTCCGATCTGCCAAACGAGTTGCAGGGGCTATCAGAAGAAACGCAACCAGATGAGAGTAGGACAACGAACAATAAAGCGTATTTCATTCCATGACTTGTAGCCCCTTCCGTTGGAGAGTCAAGATTTTACATTTCCTTGACATATCTCAATAAGTGTATAGGATTTGTAATGGAGTTAGGCGAAGCCCTTAAAACGGACAAACCCTATCGGGTATTGTTTAGATTGGGGGAAGATAATCCCCCTATAGGGTCATTTGGCTGCACGATCCTAAACAAAAGTGTCCTCCATGAGAGATTCGATGTACTCTCATCTCCCTCTAAAAAGAAGGATTCTATTTGAACTAATGGAGGAACTAAAAAGGTAGCTAGATTGGGAAACCCCCGTTATCCGCTAGCCACGGAGTCAGCTGGTGATGCTCGCCAGCAAGCCCTCTTCTTAACAGCGTCCGAGTATTCCCAGACCTACAGGTGATCAATCTGCTTTAACAGCCAGAGAGAGGTATGGAAAAGAAACTACGCTTGACATCTCCAAGAGTCAATACTATATTTCACCTACTTGGGATAGCTCAAGTTGACTGTAGGCGTGAATGCGTACCACGAAACAGAATACCTTCGGCTTTGGAGAAACCAAAACTCCCTACCCGATTCTAGCAAGAGCCTTGTTTCTTTTTCTTGCTCTTTACTTTCTCGCTGAGTCCAGCGGGGGGATGAGGGGGGTATTTCCTTTCTCCTTTGTTTTTCTTTAGCTGCACTCTGCAAGAGCCTTGTGAAGACCATCATCAAAATATAATCAAATAAATCTTCTCATAGAATCAAATATCATCTACAATCACAAAAATGAAATCACACTACGACGAACTCGACAATCACACGCTATTAGAAGCTAAAAAACTAGCATCTGACGGAAACGAATTCTCTCATCTAGTAAAACTACTCTCGCCAGAATCTGCTCTACGACTAAAGATATTCGTCCAGAATTTACCAAGCGAGATTTCAAGTAAGACGATCTATGGAAGAGCGCATACCGCTAAACTTCCAGAAACCAAGAAACGCAAAAAATGAACAATCTATTAAATCCAAAGAAACTCAAGAAGCTTACCTACCAAGAAGTTGTTGAGCTATCCGCTCAAATGCGTGAGGTGGCCGCACAACTCGCTAGAAACCTAAAGGAAGGTAAGTAGGCAGCAACTCTGTAAAGTGTTAATAAAACGGGTGTGTTCTATTAACAAACCTTGCGGAGATTAGGGGGGTTATTCTCCGCATGTCACTCTGGGATTTTAGGGAAAAATTGTGGAGAGGTTTTTACGGAGAATCGTTCGGGAAATTTCGTAAGACAAAGGGGGTGCCCGTCACTCGATGTCCACAAAAAAAAGGGATTCCTTAAATGATTGGCTAGGCATGTCGATGTAAGACAAGGCGGGGCGTTGACTTTGTTCTGGCATAAGGTAGGGGAATGGATAGGATTGTCTTGTCAGGTACAACCGCTTGACCAAGTAAGACAACATGACAACCGCAACTCACACGAACATCGAAAAACTCAAGTCCTGCATCTCGGAAAACATTCTTGATGCGGATCAATTTATCATGGACTCGCAAGAGGATCAAGACAACGGCGGCAACGATTACCCATACTCGACATATGTGATCCTTTCAAAAGCTTCACGCATGATCGACGAACTCATGAAGATCGTGGACAGCATTCCCACCAAGTAAGACAACGGGAGGATTAGCAATCCTCCCTTTTCTTTTGCCGCGCTGTCTTACAAGCTATTATACAACACTTGTCTTACAAGCTATCACTTGGTAATTGTATGACATCCTCTCGCATCGTCGGCATACT